AATAGTATCATCAAGACCTTGATGATATGTATCTGGATGCTCGCAATCAGCAATTACATTGTTTATTCTTACTTCAATTGTTTCATCAAAATTATTTTTTGACCTACCGTAAGCAAATGTATTCACTCCTACAATAGCAGAATCAAGAATAGGTTTATCTACTCCATTAACACCGAAAAATTGATTATTTGATTTTGAGGTATATGAAACTATTCCTGTTGAAGTATCATTAAATGTTACAAATAATGTTCCACTAGTTGCAAATCCGATAGTTGAATCAACATCAAGTACAGTCAGACCGATTCCAGCATTACCAATCAATCGTGTTTTTGGTTGAACTCCAAAAGCACCATAAATTGACCCATCGACTCTAATGTCTTTATTGGATCCAGCGTCTACACTTAATCTATAGAACGTTTGACCAGTGCCCGTAATAATGGTTTCAACATTGGATATTGGAGCATATGCTCTTTCTTGATCATCATATGCATCTTGAAACAGACTCATTAACTCAAGGTTGACTGGATCACCCTTAATTGGTTCTACGACCAGATCATTAGTTACATTATATTGAGCATTTGAAGGAGTGAATAAAAATTCACCGGGTCTTACAATTTTAACATTTTCCGCGTAAAGTGCTTTGAATAAAATTTCATAAGATCTATCAGTTCCTTTACTCAGATAAAAATCTTTTGAATTTTTAAGAAAAACATTTTGATTTAAATTTTCATTAAACGACCGTTCTTCCAGTCCTGGTAAAATTTGAGATTTTGTTTTAGTTAAAAACTCTTTTAAAAATAAATTTGATAAATTTTCAACTCTAGATCCAAAAGTATGTGCAGCACCAACACTTGTATCAAAGACTAATTGCTCAGGATTTGAAGAAGATGAATAAGATGTAATACCACTAAAACCTCTTACACATCCAGTGAATGTCGATTTTGTTTTTCCAGTATAAGTAATAATTTCATTATCGATCTTCAAAAGACCATACGAATCAGGGAACCCATCAGTTCCACTAGGATCTTTAGAAAGATCAATACTAATGACATTTTCAAATGAATTAAGAACCGTACTTAATCCAACAGACGTTGATAAGTTTGTCGTCTCATCTATTTTGACATACTTATCAATATTCTGAAGTAAATCAAGAGGAGCTCCTTGATATTCTTGAGCGATATAATATTGTTTTAAAAATTCGGTTACTAAAGGATAGTCCTCTCTTACATATTGAGGAACTTGATTTTTTACAATGGAATTGATTTTAATTCTTTTCTCTGACATTTTATCCTTATTTGATTAGTAACCGCTTCCGCCGCCCGATCCAGATCCACCTGTTGATGATCCAGAAGTGCTAACGGTAGTTGAAGGTACAGATGTTGTTGTGGTTGTTGTAGTCGGTCTAGCACTTGTTGTTGTTGATGTAGAAGTTCTTACAATAGATCCTCTACCACCTTCTCTTACAAGATTACCGTTTGGATAACTTGAGGTTACAATATAGTTTGATCCTGCAGGATCTAATCCTGAAGAAATTTCATCCACAACAGTTTCAAAATTACTGTTACTTATATCTAGTTGCAAATAAAGATCCTGTAATCCGATGACATCATTTGAACTAGGAGTAGCTTCAATCTCAATAATTGTTTGTCCATCTTTTATCATGCCACCTTGAATATTTACAGGATTGATTGTAATAACGCCATTTATATAATCAATCGAACCGACATTTCTTCTAACTATCGATGGTGACTGTGACCCAACATTAGGAAGAGTAAAGAAGAAAAGAGTTCCGGTTTCTCTGTTAGGTCTTGGTAAATCTCCTAGGTATACATCTTGTGAAATTCCATCAATTTTAAATGCAGAGGTTTTGATGTTAAACCCATCAGGATCCTTTACTTGGAACTTATTACCAAATCCAATTTGATATTCAGCAAAACCATTTAGAACAACTCTTAAATCTCTTCTCATACGAAGAGTGGTAATGTTTGATGTTATTGCCTCATGACTATCATCAACAATTTTTAAAAACTTACTATATTTAAACCTTGCACCATATTTGTTAAGTTCAGTTGATTCTGCATACTTATTAGTATTTGTTTGTACTGTCGAGGAAACAAATGCAGGTGATTGTGCTTTATTTGTATTAAAGTATACTTTTGAATCAACTTCAATATACAGATATTTTAAATCAAGTATTTCTGGAACGATGCCTGCAACAGCAAATTTCTTTAATTTACTTTTTATATTTTGCTTTATAAGATTAGGAAGGAAATCACCTGTTCTAGGTTTGATGCTGATAAAAACTTTTCCATATTGTGGTGGAATTAACTCTTCGCCACCAAAAACTGAAATGGATTCAGTTTCTGGATAAATTTTAGCTGGAATTAATGTTTCATAATCACTTGCTGTTAATGCTCTATTTTGTGCAGCATAGATCCTTGGGGCATACCTACGAATAGACTCCACAGACTCGATTGTATCGCCCCCAGAGGACGTTAAACCAGTTGTTAGGAGTGATATGCCCGATGTGACCGTATATGTTTGTGAGTTTCTTGTATACGTCAATCTTCCTGAAAATTGGAAAGAAGAAATGCCATTTCCAGAGTCACCATCTGATACAATGTAATTTGCAGTAATATAATTACCCTCTTCAAGTGCTTTACCAAATATATTGTCTCCAAAGAAAATTTCATATCTCTCATCGGAGATTTCTTGAAGAAAATATGCTTTTGACTCTCCACCAATATCAAATAAACTATCTTGATTAGAGTATTTTGTTAAAGCAGAGGAATTTTCGTTATTTTTTACCGTTACCGAAATAAGTGACGTGTCAACGCCAGAATTTGGTAAAATAAACTTCTGATTAGGAATTCTAGTACTATATGTAAAATTAGAACTTAATAAAGTTCCCTCATAAATTGAAATATCATCAAAACTTGCTATATTATTGAATACTGGGACGGAAATATCATCTAAAATACAAAATGTTTTAGATTGATTTCCAAAACTGCCGGTTGTTGTTGCTACAATACCTTTATGAAGGGTTATTGTTGCAGGTGTGGGTGAAATATTACTTGTATCTACAAAAAAACTAATTGTTGCTCTTGATGATTTCTTAGATCTAGGAACGTATCCTATATTTCTTGCTAAAGCAACAATATTTTCTCTTAAAGTTGCAGTATCAATAAAAACCTCATTCGCAACCATGTTTGCGTTATATGAGGAAATATAAGTGTTGTATGCTAATACATCAAGAATTGTCGAAAGGTTCGACCCTTCAAAGTCATAATCCGTAAAATTGGAATTTGACTTAAGATAATCTTTAAGTGTTGTTTTAACTTGATCGAAATCTAAGTTAGTGTAATTAGCGAGTGGCATTTTTATCTATTTGACTGCAAGACGAATTGTAACTCTTGAGGTGGGATGTCAGCTCCAACAATGTCATATCTAATAATTACATCAAATGCATTTCCGTCAAAGTCAGGAAGAACTTTAACTTCCCTTAAATTAACTCTATCTTCAAAATTAACAATTGATCTTTGAATTTGATCTCTTATGTTTGAAGCAGAAATGTCATCGATATTTTCAAATAAGGATTGACTCACATCAGAACCAAAGTCCTCTTGAAAAAACTTTTCTCCAGGAACTGTAAAAACGATATTACGAATTGATCTGGAGATAGCATTTTCATTTTTAAGCGCAATCAAGTCATCATTTAAAGGATTTGCCTTAAATGACATGCTAATATCCTTAAATCCTTGACTTACCCTTTCTAGAGGCACAAAAATACGGCGATTATAACTTATTTATTAAGGCATTTAATTAAAATTCATTCAAAGTTTGTGGAGGGATAATCGTATATTCCTCTTCAGTCTCAAAAAGTTCAGTATTTTGGCGAGAATCGCGTTTTTTGGGAGTTTGGTCGTCATTTGCGATCTCACGAAGCATTTTTTGATGCTGATCGTTTGCTAAATTGTCTAAAAAATCATGATTGGTCATCATTGTTCTCCTTTTTTGGTGAATTTTCTTGTTCTTTTGCTGTTTTCCAAAAATATTCGTCTTCACGACCCATTCCAAGTCGATCAAAACCATTTTCAACCTGATAATATTGAGTTGATACCTTAAAATCGGGCATTTTAGGTTCAACAGGTGTCAAACTGTTATCATAGATACGCATTCTATTATTAGGATACAGTGCATACTGTCCATTATTCAATTCAATTAGATTATGTGACTTATGTTCAGCAGGATTTTCACTTGTTGCATAATCAACAACCTCAGGATCTTGATGATAGTTGTCTAATGTACAAATGTAAGTACCTTTCTGTATACCATAGTCACGAGTATACAATTCATAGTCCATACTACCAATAAATTGCTTAGTAACTGATACAATACCATAATCCATACAATTCCAAAATTGTAAATTAGGTAAATTCATATCAGGATCAGGTAATTCAGGTTCAGATACAAATGCACTAATAGGTAACTTATCATACATTGCAGCATATTCAGGTAAATAAGTCTCAAAATAAAAAGTGCGCCCAGGAATCGACTTTGCCGATACCCAGACGCCTTTAACAAATTCACCATGACCACTTTGATGATCAGTTAGATATTCTTTACGAACCCATACTTCTACAGATGGTAGATTGCATATAAGTGCTGACATGATGTATTCATATAACTACACTATTTAC